AAAGGGCTTGACTCCTGCGATAAAGTATTGGATACTCCTGAATACTGGGAAGAGTCCAAACACTTCTATATTTATGAGCAAGAAAAAAGTAGCTAAGAAAGCCACCAAAAAAAAACTATTCGGACCCGATCTTTACAAGAGGGATGAGCATGGTCTCCTAGAGAATGTTGATTACATCTTTAATGAAGATGGTTCGGTAAATTGGCGAGCTATGATCAAACCTGAGTTTCTTTACCCGAATCGGGATTGGTTTAATTACAGGAACAAACCTGTACCAGACTCTTCTGAAGGTTTAGCTGACAATCAGTTACTCATCATGCTTGGGGGCATTAAAGAACTCGCTCGACTTAGGGGTTTTGAGAATGTGTCATTTGAGGTTGACAATGTATCTGAGAGTTACGTTGTCGCTTCTTGCGAAATCCTTTGGTCTCCTAATTATGAGAGCGGAAAAGAGCGGGTAGCTTATCAAGACGTAGCTAACGCTACATTAGATAATACAGATTCATTTGCCTCGAAATTCTTGGAGACGATAGCTTGCAATAGAGCTTTCGTTCGTTGTGTTCGCAACTTCTTGAATATCCATATTGTGGGTGCAGATGAGATTGACAAGTCTAAGGGAGCTAATAATAGCATCTCTGTGGAGTCTGTGGAAGCGGCAGCTACCACACCTATTGGTCTTTTGCAAAAAACCTTACTGTCTAAAAAGGGGGTATCCTCATTTGAAGATTTTATTGAAATGCTGAAGGTGTTTTGGAAGGATGAAACTTACAAAAATGAGGACGTTGCAAAATGGAAGTCTTGGAAAGATATCCCAAGTAAAGAGATCCGTAAGCTTATTGGGCTTTTACACAAATGATCAAGAGGATAGTTAGCGCAGAGCAGTTCAACAAAGCTGCTGACGATATTTCTGACTACTTAAACCTGAAGGAGGAGGATAACAACTATCACCATCTCCTCCCAAATGGAGTTGAATCAATTAAGCAAGCTTTTGCTCACGATAAGATGTTGGCTTACAATGTGTTTGTGTGGGCCAACCTAAATAATTTAGGTAAATATGATGCAGGGATAATCTTCCTAAAGGATAAAGGCCCAAGGCATGGGCTAGAAATATTTTCAGAATACATCTGGCTTTCGAGTAACCCCCGTGCTGGCTACAAGTTACTAGCTACAGCGATAAAATACGCTAGAGATAACGGTTTTGAGCATATACAAATGGGTTGCTCCGAAAAATCCCCAAACAAAGACAAAGTAAAAAGCCTTTACAGAAGGCTTGGATTCATCAAAGATTCAGAAAGTTACATAGCAAAATTATGAGCGGAAAAACTTGCAAAAAAATAAGAAAAGCACTATCATTAATCAATGAAGACCCGACATCAAGAAGGAACTACAGAAGATTCAAGCGCCAGTACCAACGTGTCCCATCTCAATATAAATCAGACTTCATTAAAGCAACAGAAGGACTCTTCCAGTGAATGGTCTAAGCTTAAGGCGGGAGGCTGTTGGATTAAAAACAACAAAAAAGGTGAGTCTTATTTATCTGGCTCTGCCAACCTCAGTGAAGAGGCTTTAAAAAAGATTGCTGAAAATGGCGGGAAGTTAAATTTCCACATTTATAAGAACGCTTTTCAAGAGGGTAACCAACCCACTTATAACTTCTACATACTTTGACTATTGTCCCTAAGTCGTTGATTCTCTTCTCTCAAGAATTTAATCTCAACTTTCAGTTCTGTGACTTGGACAGTTAATTCATTTATTTGAAGCCTCATAGCCTCCTTCTCTTCTGAGGAGCTAATAAGCAAGGATTCTAACTTGCTCACTCTATCAATTAGGTTACCAAGCAGGACTCCCTCTGTTTGGTAGTCTAATTTTTTTATCTGATGTTCGGCACTTAATCTGTGGCTCATGTATTTCCACAAAGCTCCCCCGAATAATGCTGATACTACGGATGAGATAATTGTCCAATGATCCATAAAATTAATTACACTATTTATTTTTATTCTTGCTAAAAAAAAATTAAAAATTTTAGTCTAGGGATAACAAAAAACCCCTCTTTCGAGGGGCTTTTTTTACTTATTATAAAACTCTCGCTCTAACTTCCTGTAACGAGCGTCTGAATGCCAAACTTCATCAGATTGTGGGGTATAAATTCCCTCTTCAGTCTGAATCGGATGACCCTCCTTGAGCTTCAAGGAAGACGGCTGATATATGTTTAAACTGTTTATTTTCGGTGAGGAGCTGCCCCCGCAAGAAGTCAGCACGATCACTGGACTCATTGTCGCCAATAGCGCGTAACTTTTCAATCTCTTCGATAAGTTCATTTTTCTTTTTATTGTGTTTTTCTGTGATTTCAAAAAACGCAAGTTTGTTTCTCAAGGCGAGATACAACTCAATGCTTTTTAAGATAGATTTAACTAGAGACATTACTTTGCTCGTTTTTTACTACTAAAAATCTCCTTTTCCCCATCATCCTCTATAACTTTCACTGAGCCAGAGACATATTTGGCACAATTAATTGCTTCATCCTTCAAAAGGTATGAGTGATGATATCTCTTTTTTTTATCGTATACACGATATTTTACTAATTCTTGATTCATTATGGTGTAAATTCTAAAGTTATGTTGGCTACAAATGTTTTATCGTCAGAGATCATTCCTTCAATTAGACACTTATCTTCCCGTAAGGAAACGCGCTTTCCGTCAAAAAGATACTTCTGTTCATCAATACTGATTTGAGTCACACAAACATTTTTACCTGATTCTACATTAATTATATCGTAATCGACAATTTTGTCTTGCAGGTGTTTACTGAGATCATTTGTGCCTACTACTTTAAGTTGTTTTTTCATCTTTTCTGTATTATACCATAGGACAGTTTGGTCCTTATTATTTAATATTATAGCTCTTTTATCGTATCTATCTATCCATTTTTTATAAAAATCTACTTTAAATGTCCTCCTAATCTCTGACTTAAAGTATTTGCCATTTTTTTGTCGGACATGATCTAATATTGCATGAAAAGCTTTTATTTTGGTTGAATTTGAGCCTCGTTTATTACTGAATAAAAACTGTATGTGATTATAAGTTTCGTACTCTTTTAAAAAAACATAACCAATATCGTCACAGTGGTAGACCTCACAATCACTACAGAACTCCTTAAAGTATCTTTTGACTGCATTTACCCTCATAGTTCTAGATCCAGAACAAAAAACCTTGTAAGGCTTGGATCTCAAACAAAAATCGAGAAAATCATCCCAAGCCTCTTCTTTGTGGATTAATTGTTTAATTATCATTTCTACAGGTTATAATAGTAGAAAAGGTGTAATATTAAACATGGCGGTTGAAGGAAAAAACGAAGTAGCAAGAAGTTTATTAGATTTGCAGCCAACTGCAATTCTAGAATTGTACAAAGTGTTTCCAGATACAGTGGGGTCGCCCAATAAATTCTTGAGTTTTCATGGTGGCTCCGTCTTTGCTAACAATGTGATTTGGCAAGGCGTACAATACATACCTATTCCTGTAGAGTCCGAAGGATTTGGAGTGTTCGGGGATGGAACTTTACCAAGACCTAAGATTAAAGTCAGCAATAACAACAATATTATTACTTATTTTTTAGGTAAATATAAAGATTTTAAAAACGCCAAAGTATTTAGAAAAAAAGTTTTTGTAAAACATTTAGATGACGTAAATTTTGATGGCGGGAATCCTTTCGGGTTAGCCAACTCTGATTCTGAGATCTCAGAAGAAAAGTATTTCATAGGGCAAAAAGTACAAGAAAACAAAGCTTTTGTTGAGTTTGAGTTAAATTTACCCTTAGATCTAGATAACTTCGATGTTAATCACAGAACTGTAAATGCCAAATACTGTTACTGGCAGTATAGAGGTTTGGGTTGTCGGTATAATGGTTTACCAGTAGAACAGGAAGATGGATCAGCTTTTACTGATTCTAATAATAGTATTATAACTATAAGTGCTGAAGAGCAAATCAATCTTGACCAGCGATTTTATCAACCTGATTCTGGCTACTCTGTTGGTGAGACTGTTTACATTGAAGATTCGTCGATTATAATAGGCAGAGCGGAATATAATAATGACCCCATACCATACAGAACTTGGTATGTGTGTTCACAAGCTAATTCAGGGCAGCATCCAGAAGATAATCCCTCGTTTTGGCAAAAAGATGGTTGTACCAAAAAAATAGAAGCCTGTCAAAAGCGTTTTTCTAGCGCAAGTTTGGTGAAAAGTTTTATTGGAGAAGAGGCGGCAACATCTGACTATTTAAATTTAGACATAACGGGGGAGGCTTCGTTTGCTACAGATGATGCGAATGTGACAGGGGTTTTCACTGGAGATGCTTGGACTTTATCAGTATGGGTTCGTGGTCAAGCCCAACATCAAGCTGACGATGGGCAATGGTATAATCCTGCTGTTTTCGCAACTCACGAATTACCAAGGACAGATTACAAGTTTACCCCAGCGGAAGACGGTACGTTTGGCGATAATGATTTAATTAGAGCAAACTTGCATTTCTCAGACAGGGCAGACAATGACAATAAAGGCTTGTTCTTAGATTTAGCCACTCCCACAGAAGACGGCACAACAAATAAATTAACAAAAGTTCAAACTAAAATAGCATCTCAAGATAAGTTTCATTGCCTTATTTTCAGAAAAAACACTGATTCCACAATAAATATTTTAGTCGATCCTCAAAAAAATCAATATGGAAAAACTGTTTACTCCAGCTCATCAACTATAGAGATTGATGAAGGTACGGCTGGAGTTGATTTTCTTTCGTTATTCTCTGACCAAACAGGCGCTTCGGATTTGAATGAAAAAATTTGTCTTGGGGGTGATATAGGTCAATTTTGTCTTTGGTCAGGCAGACTTAATGACGATGAAGTTTGTCACATAGGTTCTACAAATGCAATATCGGATGCGGAAATATATTTAACAGATAATGGTTTGAAAAAGGCGACTCGTAATTACTGCGATTATGTTCCTCTAAAATACAATGAAGCTACTGGGTATTTAGCCCCGCTTACAGGTTCGGACAGGCTTTGTGTTTGGTATGACATGCAGACAGGTTTAAGCTCTAGCAAGCTTATAATTCAAGACCAGTCCCATAATAACTTTGATATCACAGGCTTTGGAACCACGGGAGAATTTGAAAAACGCACGATAGAATACACAAAAGGAAAATTCCAAGAATTTGTTCCGAATCAAAATGCTCAGTTTGAACTGCCTTTTGGGGGCT